TAAACTTTATAAACAAAATAATCTGTAAAATATTTGGTAAAAGATGTGAATGTAAAGACGTTCCACCAGTTCAAACACACTGTGTTAGATGTGGAGATTTATTTAAGGATTGTGCATGTATAAGTCCAAAACTATGAATAAATTAAATAAAAATAAAATTAAAAAAGTATCTAAAGCTTTGGTAAAAGCATCTAAGTTACATGCAGGTCAAGCTAAGGTATTAAAAAAAGTAATAAAGAAAAGATAATGGCTTCTGCAGCTTGGACTAGAAAAGAAGGTAAATCCAAATCTGGCGGATTGAATAAGAAAGGTGTTGCATCTTACAGAGCCGCGAACCCTGGCTCTAAATTAAAGACAGCCGTTACAACTAAACCATCAAAATTAAAAAAAGGTTCTAAAGACGCTAAACGTAGAGCTTCGTTCTGCGCGCGTATGACCGGTATGAGAAAAAGACAAAAAGCTAGTAATAATACAGGTGAAGATAGATTATCCAAATCACTTAGAAAATGGAATTGTTAATGAGAGATACTAAATCTATAGAAAGTTTCTTAAAAGAAAAATACAGAAAAATCACTGAGATGAGTTTGTTTAGAAACTTGAAAAAAGAAGTAGAAACAGGGGCTAGCGGAACTCAAGATTATGTGATAAAAAAGGGACCCAATAAAGATAAAATAGCAAAAAAATAGAAAGGTTATTATGGAAGATATGTCATTTGTAGAGAAAATAAGAAAAATAATAAAGATGAGACATGACGATACGATCGCAGCTATGGCCTCAGGTGGGGTTGACAGTATGGAGAAATATCAGTATATGCTAGGACAGATACGAACGTATCAATATTTAAGTCAGGAGATATCCAGCCTGCTAAACAAAAAGGAGCAATATGAACAAGACGGCACAATTATCGACATCAACTCAAAGCCCAAAAATTGAGTTACCAAATAAAACATTAGTTGGTTTAAAACCGACTGAAACAAAATCAGAAGAAAAATTAAAAACACCTAAACCTACCGGTTGGAGAATCCTAGTTTTACCTTTTAAACAAAAAGAAAAAACTAAAGGTGGAGTAATTCTAGCAGACGAAACTATTGAGCGATCACAAGTAGCATCAACTTGTGGTTTAGTTCTAGATATGGGACCACACTGCTACGATAAAGAAAGATACCCAGAAGGTCCGTGGTGTAAGAAAGGTGATTGGATTATCTTTGCAAGATACGCAGGATCACGAATTAAAATAGATGGGGGTGAGATAAGACTTTTGAATGATGATGAAGTTTTAGCGACCGTGGAAAACCCTAAAGATATATTCCACGAATTTTAATAACCATAGGAGGAAACTATGCCAGAAACAGAAAATGATAAAACAGTTGAATTAGATGTATCCGGACCGGGTGCAAATGTTGAACTGCCAGAAATAGAAAACGAAACGGAGAAAACATATGAGAAAGATGAAAAAAAGAACGAAGCAAATATTACGTACACTAATCAGTCCGATAACGCATCTGAGAAATCTGATGAGCAGTTGGATGTTCGAGATGACAAGAACGAAGGAGGAGAGGTTGTACAAAAAACTTCTGAAGAAGGGAGTGATAAGCAAAAAGATAACTCTAAAGACGTTGAAGAGTACTCTGAAAGCGTTAAGAAGAGGATAGCAAAACTTACAAAAAAAATGCGTGAAGCAGAAAGACAGAAGGAAGAAGCCTTGTCTTATGCACATCGTGTTAAAGTAGAAAGAGACAGATATGAGGCTACAGCCACATCTTTAGATAGAAACTATGCCACAGAAATGGAAGGCAGAATTTCATCTTCATTGTCAGCAGCGCAAGCCAAACTTGCCACAGCGAGAGTTAATGAAGACGCTAAAGCTGAAGTAGAAGCACTAACTGCTATTTCTCAATTAGGTTATGAACAAGGTAAACTAGCTGAAATCAAAACTCAGCATCAAATGCAGGAAACTGCTGAAAAAGAAAGACCTGTTCAACCGCAATATCAACAGCAAACACAACAAGCACCTGCAAAAAGAGACCCAAAAGCAGAAGCCTGGGCTGAAGATAATGACTGGTTTGGTAAAGATAATGCCATGACTTATACAGCATTTGATCTACATAGAAAACTAACCGAAGAAGAGGGAATGGATCCACAATCAGACGAATATTATATTGAAGTGGATAAGAGAATAAGACTTGAATTCCCCCATAAATTTGGTAAGGTAGAACAAAAAACTAGTAAACCTACACAAAACGTAGCTTCTGCAACGCGTAGTTCAAAGACTGGTCGAAAATCTGTGACTCTCACGCCTTCACAGGTAGTAATAGCAAGAAAATTAGGTGTGCCACTAGAAGAGTATGCGAAACAACTTATAATCACGAAGGAGGTATAGGCATATGACAGATAAAAAACCAACTCGTGCGAGTCAAACTAAAAGCGATTCCACAAAAGTAGAATCACAATCAAAGACGGTTGCACCAAAAGTACAACCTAAAGTTTGGGCTCCACCATCGTACTTAGATACACCCAACGCGCCAAATGGATTCAGACACAGATGGGTCAGAATAGAAATCATGGGGTTCGTCGACACTAAAAACATACAAGGACGCTTAAGGTCTGGTTATGAATTAGTGAGAGCAGACGAATATCCTAATGAAGACTTTCCAGCAATCACGGATGGCAAATACGCAGGGGTAATCGGGCACGGAGGCCTTGTGCTGACAAGGGTACCGGAAGAGATCGCGCAGGCAAGAGAGAACTATTATGCTAAAGAAGCAGGTGATCAAATGAATGCAATTGATAACGATCTTATGAAGGAACAGCATAGGGGAATGCCTATCGATATTGATAGAAATTCTCGTACAACCTTCGGTGGCAAAAAGTAATTTACTTTAAACCAACGAAATTTATATAAACCGAACTGGAGGCCTTTCGAGGCAGGTTCACTAAGGAGATAACAATATGGCTAACGCTAACACAGAAGGGTTTGGATTCAGACCCATTAAAATGGTTGGTCAGGCGTATAACAATGCCGGTTTAAGTGAGTGGTCAGTAGCCGCTTCTTCAGCTTTAATTTGTCACGGAGCTTTGACAATTTTAACAGCTGATGGAGTAGTACTAACTGCAGCAGACGGAGGGGCTAATAACCTCGGCGTACTTAACGGTGTTTTTTACACTGATGCAACATCAAGCAAACCAACATGGTCTAACTTTTCCCCGGCATCTAACACTGCTACGGACATAGTTGCGTATATCAATGATAACCCGCAACAAATGTATGAAGTTATGTCAGCAGACACTGCATTCAATCAGAATGAAGTAGGTCACTGTGCAGACCAAGTTACAGCAAACGGTGCTACACCTCTGTTTATGTCGAAATCTAAGATTTCTGCAACAACAGCGGCAGGTATCGCTCAATTAAAAATACTAGGTGTTTCTGAAGATCCTGAACATTCGGACATAACAGAAGAGGGCTTTGCTCTTAAAGTTATGATTGATGAACATATCTTAGGAAATAACGTAGCAGGCATATAATAGGAGATTAAATTATGGCTATATCACGAAACCAACTCGTAAAAGAGTTAGAGCCAGGATTGAATGCTTTATTCGGCCTGGAATATAAAACGTATGAAAATCAGACATCTGAAATTTATACTACTGAGTCATCTGACAGAGCTTTTGAAGAAGAAGTAATGTTAAGTGGATTCGCTCAAGCACAAGTAAAATCAGAAGGTGCAGGAGTTGTATACGACAATGCTCAAGAAACTTACACAGCAAGATACACTAACGAGACTATTGCTCTCGCTTTTGCTATCACTGAGGAAGCGATTGAGGACAATCTATATGACAGACTGGCTTCTAGATACACTAAAGCTTTAGCAAGATCTATGGCTCAAACTAAACAAGTTAAAGGTGTAGTTCCATTTAACAATGGAATGCCTGGTGGTACTTTCACTTCTGGTGATGGTGTTACTTTGTTTAATACTGCACACCCTACAATTGCTGGAACTGTGGCTAACACACTAGCAACTGCGGCTGACCTTAACGAAACTTCATTGGAGCAATCATTAATTGATATCGCTGCAATGACTGACGAAAGAGGTCTA